ACTTGTTCTTACCTGTAGTAGTGGTATTTTATATAGTAAAGTATTTGTTAACTGGGAATAAGAGAGAATTGAAGGTATGGTTCTTTAGAAGTGCCCGTGAAATTGATGTTTTTGCTAATGTTGTTGGGTGTGATTTATTTAATGCTATTTTTATTGTAGATCAGGGTTATAAATTCGGTAATCCTAAAGAAACTATTTCATCTGTATTAGGTAAGAATCAGCGAGATAAAACATTATCTCTTGCAGGTGAGTTACTCCGTTGGATATTAGATTTAATCGATGATAATCACTGTATAAAGTCGATTAACGATGAAGTTACCAACACTAAGAAAGACATATCTAAATAATAATCTTACTTTACAGTCTCTTAACTTTTCCTGCACAGTAACTTGGCTGCCCAGGATACCTTTCGTATATTTACGGTGTTCGAATGGTTCGGGCAATTAAAATTATTAAATAATAAAAAAAAAATAAAAGTTATGTTAGATTTTGAAAAAAAAGAATTTTTAAGTAGAAAAGAATTAAAAGAAGTTTGCCCTGTTATTTTTGCAGAGAATGCTTCAAGTGAAGTATCTAAACATTATACCCATATTCCAACATCAAAAGTTGTAGATGATATGGAATTATTGGGTTGGAAAGTAGTTGATGCTAAATCAGTTAATGCTAGAAAATCTAGTACAAGAGGTTTTCAAAAGCACTTAGTTGTTTTTAGAAATCCTGAAGTTGTAATTAATGGTGAAGATGGAGATACAGTTTTTCCACAAGTATTACTTACAAATAGCCATGATGGTAAAAATGCTTTTACTTTCACAGCGGGATTATTTAGAATGATTTGTGAAAATGGGTTGGTTGTTTCAACTTCAACTTTTGAAGATGTTAAAATGAGACACATGGGTTACTCGTTTGAAGAACTTCAAGGTAAAATCAAAGATATGGTTGAGAAATTACCTTTAACTGTTGATTCAATGAATAAAATGAAAGAAACAGAAATTGAAGAAAATAAAGCAGTTGAATTTGCTCAAAAAGCTTTAACAGCTCGTTTCAGTGAAAAAGAAATGAAAAGAATTAAAGTTGATATTAATGAAATTTTAAAGCCTGTTAGAAAAGAAGATGCAGGTAAAGATTTATGGTCAATTTTTAATGTAGTTCAGGAAAAAGTTATTGAAGGTGATTTTGTTTATACCGTAGGTAGTAAAATTAGAAAAGCTAGAAAAATCAAGAACTTTAAACAAGATCAAAAAGTTAATAAAGAATTGTTTGCCCTAGCATTAGAATATGTAAACTAATATTATTACAAAAATTATAATAAAGCCATCTCTTAGAGGTGGCTTTTTTTGTGCTTTAAAAACGAGTATTAGGCGATTTAAAGCACTACCTTCGTATTTATAACCATAGACATTAACCATGAGGGAATACATTAAAATCATAAAAGAAGCCATAGAATATAACAATTCCGAGATGGCAGAAAATGCCGAGCATTATACAGATGATGAGATGGTCTTCATGAAAGGGTATACTCAAGCCCTAAAAGATGTGCTGGATGATTTGAATGAAACCATATTAGATGATACTAGTAAGTTTTATACTTTGAGAAAATTTAATCTAAACTAGATTTGTCCCCTAACCTATTTTTCGTATATTTATGATCAATGATAGACATTGATAAGATATTTGATATGTTTGGTAAAGGAGATTCTGATGAAGAGCATCCTGAATTATCAGGCAAAGAAATGAGGGAAGTCATCGGATTCGATGAATTTAGGACTACTCCAACCTACCATCTTAAAATGTTCCAAAAAATAGTTTTAAATCATGTATCATTCCAGAAGAAATTAGTCAAATTATTTAAAGAAACAGACCCTGAATTGGGTGATTTTGGTGACCTAGAAGAAGCTGGACAACATATGGCATTCTATAGAGGATGGGATTATTTAAAATTAACCAATCTTGAAAAAGAAATATGGCGAGATTGTGTTAGAATCCAGGATTCAGAAAGATTAGAAATTGCATTACTCTTGACATTAAAATTCTTTGAATCCGTAGAAGAATACGAAAAATGTGCATTTATCCAAAATATCATAAATTTTCTTAAAGATAATTTGGCTCCCAAAAAATAAAATCTTATATTGTAACCACGGGTTTAGGAAGAAAGAATAAACTTGTAATAAATAAGAAAAAAGAAAACGAGAAGCGAGAAACGTGGATCGGTTGGATATAAGGGGATAGGATGCTCTCCCCATTTTTTTAAATAAAACATAATATGAGAAATAAAAAGTTGATGCAACGTCGCCTTCAAACATTAGAAGGTAAATTCAAGAAATTAGACATGGAAATCCATAGAGGTGGTACTAGAGAATCTATTAACTCTACCCAAAGGGAGATTGTTGAAATGATTCAAGATATAAAAGACATTGTTGATAGAGAAAACGATTAATATGGAGTTAAAAGCAGAAATAATTCAAGCAAATTGGGAAATATTTTTAACTAATATTGAAGAACATATTTCATCTCCCAGAAAGGAAAATTTACTTGCATTTTATAAGAAATTTGAAGAACGTATTGCAATGATGCCTGCTTCACATAAAAAGGAATACCATAATGCATTTCCAGGTGGATATGTAGATCATGTAAATAGAGTAGTTAGATGTGCTCTTAAACAATATGAGTTATGGAAAGAAGAGGGTGCCGATGTATCTACTTTCACTATTGAAGAATTAGTATTTTCAGCATTAAATCATGATTTAGGTAAAATAGGAGACAGCGAACATGAATCCTATATTCCTCAGACTGATAAATGGAGACAAGATAAACTTGGAGAGAATTACATGCATAATAAGAAAATTGCATTTGCTTCTGTTCCAGATCGTGGATTATTTTTACTCCAAGAACATGATGTCAAGTATACATTTAATGAAATGGTAGCTATTCAGACCCATGATGGTTTATATGATCCTGCAAATGAGAAATATTTAAAATCATTTATGCCTGAAACTAAGCCTAGGACTTCATTACCCTTTATACTACATCAAGCAGATTTGATGGCAGCTCGTATTGAATTTGAGCAAGAATGGTTACCTAAATTCAGCAACCCTGAAGTAAAGGAAAAGACAAAGTTAAATAATAAAACAAACATTAAGACTAAAGCTCTGGGTTCAATTAAGAGTGAAGGATTAAAAGATATGTTAAATAGTTTATGATTGGAACAATAATAATATCAGCCCTATCGGTTTTAGCTGTAATTTTAATTTTTACAACTATCAACCTCCTTAAAAAGAATGAAAAACAAGAAGATATCCTAATGGGATACATTCAGTATCTAGATCAAATCTCAAAAACAATTGAGGCATCTGATAAAAAACTTAAGGAAATTGATAGTGCCGGAACTTTTAAATCAGATGATGAAGTAGGACACTTTTTTAATTCTATTCAGCAAATCCAAAACATTCTTAATGATTTTAAAATTAAAAAAATTAATTAATTGTGAGTGAGAAAAATGTAAAGGAGAAAGTAGTTAGAAAAAGAAGAAAAAATTCCAAAAACTACTTTACCCATGATACCGAAATGGCTATTGTTAGATACAACAATGAGCCCAATCCAGAAATTAGAAGTGAGATTTATAGGGATGAAATTCATTATCCCTTTTTCAAACTAACCGAAAATATAATCCATACCTTCAAATTTTATTACACAGAAGTAGATAATATAGAACACCTCCAACACGAGGTTATAACATTTTTACTAACCAAAATGCATCTATTTGATCCTATGAATGGAGCAAAAGCATATTCTTATTTTGGTACTATAGTTAAGAATTGGCTTATTTTATATAACAATAAAAACTATAAGGAGCGTGTAAAGAAAGCACCTGTTGAGGATTTATATAAAGATGAGACATATTCTTATAATTTAGGGGATGATAAAGGAATAGAAAAACTATCCTACTTTATTGATAGATATGTTAAATATGTTGAAGATAATTTTACTAAATTTTTCCCCAAAGGAAATGATGCTAAAGTAGCAGATGCTATCCTTGAATTATTTAGAAAAAGAGAAAACATTGAAATATTCAATAAAAAAGCTCTTTATATTTACATCCGAGAAATAATGGCTACTAATGGCTTAGAAGTAAAAACCCCCAAGATTACAAAAATAGCAGGTAGATTACATAATTTATTCAAAGACAATTATATTCACTTTTTAGATACTGGGTACGTAGAATTTCAAGAAGATTAATTCTTCATATTTATACCCATAAAATCTAATAAATATGAGCCACTTAGATAAAAAAGTATTCGGGAAAAAATCATACTCTGATCTCTTAAAGGAGATATATGACAATCAAAAGAAGAAAGAAACCCAAATTAGCGCATTAATCAATGAATTAAAACCATTAATCAGCGATATAGGTGATGCTACCATGATTGTTCCACTTATTAAAGAGTATATGGAATTAGGCATTAAAAATGATGAAGCACTTATTAAAGTTGCTACAATTTTCCAACGTATATTTGCTAATGAGGGAACTGAAGATAACGGGTTTGGTATTTCTGAAGAAGAAAAAGAACAATTACTCCAAGAAATAAATAAATTACAATTACCCCCTAAAAAAGACGATACTGAATAATGGGTTTTAATAGAGGCATATCTGCTAATGTTAAATTACCACCTGGAAGTAAATCAGGAGGTAATAGTAACATCCAACAAGCATTAACTCAAATACAAGGAGCTAAAGAAATTGGGAGAGTTACTGATATTATTTTAAACCAAAATTACCCAGACATAGAAAAGTATGGGGGATTAAATGGTATAGGTACTATATTTTTTGAGCTTAACAATATTCAAACTCCCGGGA